GCGACGCCGACCGCGTCGGCCGCGCCGGCCACCTGCCCGAGGGCGGCCACCGCGGTCTTCGGGTCCAGCGCGAACAGCGCCTTGCCGAGGTCTTCGCTCTTCGTTCCGAACAGGCCGACCGCGGCCGCGTTCTGCTCGACCGGGTCCTTCATCGCGCGGAGCCGGTCCAGGACGGTCTGCAGGCCGGCGGACGCCTCAGGGCCGCCGCGCGCGAACTGCGCGGTCATCTTCTCCGCGTCCAGCTTCAGCAGCTTGAACGCGTCCGCGCTGGTCTTCGACCCGTCGACCGCCCGGATCGAGAACTCCTTGAGCGCGTCCGCGAGGAAGTCGGAGTCGCGGGCGCCGGCCTGCAGCCCCTGCGACAGCAGGCCCATCGCCGACTGGGCGGACAGTCCCAGCTTCTGGAACTGGACCGGGTACTCGACGAACGTGTCGAGGAGGTCCTCGTTCTTGTTGACGCCCAGCTGGATGCCGCGGGTGAGGATGTCGAAGGCGGCGTCCGCGTTGGGGGCGAGCCCGGTCTTGAGGATCGTCGACACCGCGGCGGTGGTGCGGCCGACGTCCTCGCCCATGATCGTGGCGACGTTCTGGGCCTTCGCCGCGATCGACTCCAGCTGCTTGTTCGTCGCCCCGGGCGGCACCAGGCCCTGCTGCACCACGCCCTTGATGGCGTCCGCCGCGTCCGCGAACGAATCCGAGACGGCGGAGGAGTACAGCTTCCCGGCGACCTTGCCGTACTTCTCCGCCTCCTGCGGCGTGGCCCCGAGCGTCGCCTTGAGCTTCCCGACGACCTGGCCCTGCTCCAAGGCGTTGGAGAAGCCCTTGGCGAACAGCGCGCCGCCGAGCGCGCCGACCGCGAGCATGCCGGCCTTGACCGCGCCGCCGACACCGGAGACGATCCCCTGCCCGGCGGTGTCGCCCGCTTCCTGCCCCGCCTGCTGCATCGGCGCGTTGAGCTGGGAGCGGATGTTGTCGGCGATACCGCGCACCGACGGGATGACCTGCAAGACGGCATAGCCCACGTTCGGCACGCCCACCACCCCCTTGCTGGCCTTGGGAAGGTCAGGCGATGGCGCCCGAGGCGATCAGCTCACGCCGCTCGGCAGCACGGCGCCGCAGATTCTCGAGCTTCGCCGCGCGAGCGGAAGCCCGATCGCTCGCCGCGCGAACCGCCTCCGGCCGCGGGTACGGCTTCGGCGGCTTCGTCTGCTTGTTCTTGGGCACACCGTCGTTCGCACGCTGCCAGTTCGCGACCGCGAGCTGGTCGTACACGTCAGCGAGCTGATAGTTCAGCAGCAGGAACGGCGGACCTGCATCGGGTCCGCCGTCGACCCGGATCCGGGTCGCCGAGTCCGGCGGCAGACCGCGCACCAGCACGCGAAGGCGCCGCGGTGTCAGGCGGGCCCGGCCGCCACCCGGCCGCCACAGGTCCCGCAGATCGATCTGGTAGTAGCGCTGGAGGTCGGCCTCGACGGCCTCCCCGTGCTCGCTCAGGAGCCGGTGGAGGCCTGCGATTCCCCCATGTCGGCGCCGCAGTGCTTGGTGTAGGCGTTGAACAGTGCCTGGAGCTTGTGGCGCGGGAGCTTGTGGCTGCGGAACTCGTTCCAGTCGTCGCCGAAGGCCTGACTGAGAATGGCGACCATCGCGTCGAGGTCGCCCCGGTTTGCGCCGTCGAGCATCGCCCACACGTCGAGTTCGGCCATGTGCTCCAGCGTCCAGCGCCGCCCGTGCGCGTGCATGCGCCACGCGGTCGCGTTGGCCTCGGCCTCGACGGCGTCGAGGTTGAAGTCGAACGGCTGGTCGTCCGGGGTGCCGGAGGTCTTCCTGGTGCTCATGCGCGCGGTTCGCTTTCGTCTGGAGAGTCCGTGTCGGCGTCGACGCGGACCTGGAGGGCAGGGAGGGTGAGGCGGACGAAGCCGGAGCCGTCGGCGCGGACTTCGACCTGGACGGTGTCGTCGGTGACCGCCCACGGGAACGGCTTGCCGTCGACCAGCGGACCGCGGCCCGGGCGAACGGTGACGATGCGGGCGACCTGCGGGCCGGTGACGGCCGCCGCGGCGACCCGGGCGGCGTGCTGCGCGGCCGCGAGCGACGCAGCTGCACGCGCCCGAAGCTTGTCCGGGAGCGGCTCGGCGTCGCGGACCAGGCCGATGCGGACCGCCTCGGCGTAGATCTGCTCCGGGGTGAAGTGAAGTGCCATGCGCGGTTCTCCTCGAGGCTGCGCGGTTCAGGAGAGAAGACCGGGGCGCGGCCGAACCGCGCGGAAGGACCGCGCCCCGGGGCCTGTCAGGCGGTGTCCTGGACGACGAACAGGACGCCGCCGCCGGTCGGGAAGATCGTCGTGAGGAACTCGAACGCCTCCAGATCGGTCTCGTTCTGGGTGACGTCCGAGTTCAGGGTGATCTCGCCGTGGTTCGCGGTGATCACCCGGTGGATCTTGTCGTCCTCGCGGACCTCGAACGCGACCTTCAGCGGCACCGGCCGCGGCACCACGATCTGCGAGGACGTCGACCCCGGCCAGCGCAGCGCGAACGTCGTGTCGTTGTCCTCCAGCGCGGTGAACGTCCGCGTCAACTTGAAGTGGTTGCGGCTGGTCCTGACCAGGATCCCGCCCCACGCGTAGATGTCGTTGGTGTCCTCCGACCGCGACTCGACGATGCCGTTGTCGCCGTTCAGAAGCCCGACCAAGTCCCAGTCGGAGCCGAACGGGTCGTTCACGGTCGCCGGGTTCACGGCGCTCAGGTCACCGACGTACACGTCGGCCTCGGTCCACAGGGCAGCGTTCAGCGGGTCGCCGGCCACGGCGTCCTCCTCGCTTTCGGGTCAGGTCAGGGCGCGCGGTTCACGCGGCCGGCGAGGCCGCAAGAAAAGGGGGATGTCAGGACGCGAGGACGGTCGGACGGACGTTCGCCGCGACGGTGAACGACGACAGCTCGGCACTGGAGTCCGGGTCCACCGCGGACAGCGGACCGGTCAGCGGCCGGCATCCGCGGATCACCGGGCCGCCGCCGTAGGCCAGCAGCAGGCCCTGGCACAGCTGCGCGAGGTCGTGCGCCTGATCGGCGTCCTCGTGCCACACCGTGACCCGCAGCGTCGTGCGGGAGTTCGCCAGGTGCTGCACGGACGAGCCGTCGTTGCGGACCATCACGTACGGCAGGTGCGGGACTTCGAAGGAGCGGTCGCCCGGTACGAGGGTGCCGACCGTCGCCGCGTCGGCGTACGCCTCGGTTCGGGACGCGAGGGCCGCGCGCAGCACGTCGGCTCCCGCGGCCTGGGCATCGGCGAACACCACCAGGGGCTTGGTCATCGGAACTGCCGCACCTCCACCCCCATGGAGGCGGCGGCGCGGGTCAGCACGCCGTCGCGGGCCTGCCAGCCCATCGCCCGAGGATCGGTGATCGCCACCGTGGCCGCGCCGCGGTCCGTGGTGTACCGGCGGACCTCCACCGGCGCATCCGGCGGCACATGCGCGCGCACGTACGCGGCGATGCCGTCCGCGACCCGGTCGACCTCGCGGCGAAAGTCGTGGCCCTTGAGGATCTCCCGCACCCCGGCGTAGTCCAGACGGAACTCCCACACACCAGCCACGAGAGGACTCCTCTCAGCCGACGGCGCGTTGTAGCGCGAACTCGATGTGGTGCACGGCGCCGGTCACCGGATTCGGCCAGCGGGCGACCTCGCCGACGACGTCGCACGTGATCCCGTCGAACCGGAACCGGTCTCCGAACTGAATGTCCGGGCCGGTGCCGGGCGCCGAGTACGCCCGCCACCCGGTCACCACCACATTCCGGGTGGCGTCGACGAACTCCGTCTGGCTGCTCGGCTGGATGCTGAGCCGGTCCACGTCGAGCAGCGACACCGCGGAATCCGACCAGTCCTTCACGGTGTTGCCGCCGCGATCCGTGCGCTGCCCGGCGCGGATCCGCACGCCCGACTTGTCGAACATCACGCCGCGTCACCCCGGTTCAGCTGGTAGCGCTCCACCGCGGCGGTCCACTGGCTCGTCACACCCACCGTGGCCGCAGCCCCGTAAGTGACCGACTCGCCGCCGGCCGTCAGGGTCTGCACACCCGGCAGTACCTCGCGGATCACCTTCGCCTGATCGAGGACGACTTCGGCGATGCCCTCCGGCACCGGGTCGAAGCCGTGGGTGTACGTCACCTGCACCGCCGCCAGGTCCGGCCACACGCAGCCGTCCGTGCGACGCAACCGGCCGTCGCGGCGGCCAACCTTGTACGCCGTAAACGCCTCGCCGTCGACGAGGAGTTCGGAGACCTCGACGACGGGAGCGTTCGGCAGCAGCAGCGAGATCGTGCCGTTGCCGTCCAGGTCGACGACATCGTCCGTGACGCGGCTGATGTGCCGCCGCACCTGGTCGCGAAACCGGCGCGATGCCGCACGCAGCGCCGCCAGCAGCTTCACGTCCGACGGGTCTACGCCGAGTGCTTGCCCGAGTTCGACGGGGTCGGCGAGCAGGTCATCCGCCACCGCCCTCCCCCTTGTCCGGCGCGGTGCGCGCCTTGTTCCGCGGGGCGCGCTTCTTCGCCGCCGGAGCCGCGACGGTCTCCTCGGCCGCAGGCTCCTCAGTGGTGTCCGGCGGGGCCTGTTCGGGCTCGGCCTGGTCGGCGACGCCGTAGCGGATGGCGTCGGACTCGTTGAGCTTCATCGTCGTCACCACGCCGCCGGGCAGGGTGACTTCGTACTTCTTCAGCGGTCCGCCCACGACGGCCACCTCCATCCCGGAGTCGGCGGGTACCGAATCGGACGGGCGCCCGCACGCGGCGCCCGAAGCACCGCACAGGGGGCACCCGCCCGACCGGGTCATGCGGATCAGCGTCACGGCGCGAGCTGGCCGGACGTGCGCATCGCGGCGAGAAGCGCGTTCAGCTTGGTGCGCAGCGCGTTGGTGTCCGCGAGGAGCAGGTCGAACTCGGCCTTCGTCGGCGTCGCTCCGGCCGCCGCCGCAGCAGTCGCCGCCGCGGCGTTGGTAACCGCAGCGGTCTGCTTGCCGGCGCGGGCGGCACCCGCAGCGGGGTTCAGGTAGGTCATCAACGCTCTCCTATCGCTGGATCAGGACGATGCTCAGCGCCAGCGTCGAGCCGCCTGCCGTGTTCTTCACATGGACGTCTTCGTTGTGCACGGCGAGCCTGAGCGGCGCGACGGTCGCGCCGACCTGGAACGCGGTGTTCGTGCCGCTGGCGTCCTCGGCAACGACCAGTTGCGTGGCCCCCGCGAGGTAGACGTCCCAGTCGCCCTGAGGCGACGCGGCGAGCGCACTGAACACGCCCACGGTCGCCCCAGGAGCGATGGTGATCTGACGTGCCCGCATCACGCCGCCGTCAGGTCGATCTCGACGAAGGCATTGGGCTGGATGACCCCGAAGGCGACGCGCTGCTCCGCGAGGATCGCGACCATATTCCTAATGAAGAAATTGGCGTGACTGTCCGACACGGTGATGGACGCCTGCTCCCGGTCCCACAGCACGGCCTTGCGGAAGTCCCCGACGTAGCCGGTGCCCGCAGGGACCGCCTCGGTCTCGATGACCGGCAGGCCCCACAACGTGCCCGCGGTACCGACGCCGGACGGGCCGCCGAAGTAGTAGCGGGCCTCGTTGTCCTGCAGAAGGTCGATGGCTTCCAGGTCCGCCGGGTTGAGCAGGTAGGCGTTGGCCACGGACCGGCCCACGAGGCGGACCTTGGTCTTGGCCTTGCGCGTGGTTGTCAGCGAGTCGGTGTCCCACGCCTGCGACTGGGTGCCGGAGACGTTGCCGAGGCCGTCCAGGTTCTCCCCGGTGCCGTCGCCGGAGACCATCTGGTCCTCGAGTTCCTCCTCGAGGCCGTACCGCAGGAACGCGTCGATGATCGTGCGGACCTGTGCGGCGTCGGAGAGGGCGCGCTTGGTTACCGGGATCCAGTGCGCGATGGTGCGCACTGGGGTGGTGACCTTGGCCCATGCCAGCGCGCTCTCGGGCTTGACGCCGTTGGCGGCGTTCATGCTGCCCGGGTCGGCTGTCGCGGTCGACTCGGCGACCATCGCGGCGTTGTTGGTCTGACCGGTCTGGCGAACGTACTCGACGGTGTCCGACGAGGTGGTCAGGTTGGTGACGACGTCCCGCAGCCGCAGGGGCCGCTGGAACGCCATCAGCCCGACCTGGAGGCCGCGCATGTCGTTCGTGACGAACGCGCCACCCGAGGTGTCCGAGCCGCCGGTCACCAGCGTCTTGTAGCCGACCGGGCGCGACTGCACCCGGTGGTCCTTGCCGAAGACGCCGTTCGGGGCGGTGCCCATCAGCGACTGGAACTCGGCGGACTTGACGAAGTGCTCGCCGAGGCTGGTCTTCTCGTCCGGCACGATCAGGCCCGACGGGGTGCGGCGTTCGGTCTTCTCGTCGAAGCCGATCGCGTCGCCGAGGTCCGCGACCGCGGCGCGCAGCGCGCCGTCGGCCTTGGCCTGCTTCAGCGCATCGACGGCGGCCTTGGCCTTGCCCACGTGCTCGGTGACCGCAGCGCGTTCGTCGTCGGTGAAGTCGCGGCCCGCGCCCTCTGCCTTGTCGGCGATCTCGTTGGCCTGTGCCGCGTGGTGCTTCAGCTCTTCGGTGAGCTGTTCGATCTTCGTCATGGGTTCCTCATCCCGTGAGCGTGGAGACCTCGGCCGCGAGGGCCGCGAGGTCTGCGTGCAGACGGAGCGAGGCGGGGCTGGGCATGGCGGCATCCCCCGAGGATGCTTCGCGGCTCCCTTGCCTGGCCTTACCGTCGGTTTGCGCTGCACCGCCGGGGCTGATCAGGGCCTCGGCGACGGACAGGGCGATTGCGCGCACCTGTTCCTCGGTGAGTCCGGAAGGCGCGGGACGGACGGACTTGGCGGACGGGCCTTCCCCGCTGGCCTCCGCTGGCCCCTGCTGACCGGACGAACCCGGGTCCGTCGACCCGGAAGCTTTCGCGGCGTCTTCGCCGGAAGCCGACTTGAGTACCTCGCCGATGGCCTTGTGCGCGTCGGAGAGCATCTCGTAGTTCTTCTGCGACAGAACGCGCCCGGCTTTGGCTGCCTCGGCGATCTGCCGGGCCTTCACCGCCGACAACTGCGCTTCGCGGTTGGCTCCGATGATCGTGGGGCCGACCTCGTGGATGCCGAGCTTGCGCAGCTCGTACACCTTTTCGCCGTCTCGTTCCGCCGGAGCGCCATCGAGAACGTCGTAGGCGAACGACATGCCCGTGATGCGACGGCCCTTCAGCAGCTTGTAGACCTGCGCCGCAGTCGGGTTATCCAGGTCGAGCTGACCTCGCACCCACAGCCCGTCGGCACGCTCCTCGGCCTTTACGACGTGGCCGATGTGGGCGAACGGGTCGCTGTGCTGGTGGCTCCAGACAACGGGGATGGGTGCGCTCTTGGCTTCCCAGGCTGCGAGGTCTTCCTTGAACGCGCCGGGCATCACGATGTCGCCAACGCTGTCGATGTTCCCGAAGGCACTGACGAGGGCCTCGAACTGTCCCTCTTCAAGGCCCTCGTCGACGGTGGCCTTGATGTGGGCGCCGAACTCCTTCGTGTCCACCCGCCCCTCCTTGTCTATGTCAAAGGCCACCTACCGGCCTTGCGGCTGTTGCACGGGGTGCAGATCGGCCTGAGGTTCGCGAGCAGGTGCCAGCCGCCCGCGAACAGCGGCTTCACGTGATCCACGGCCTGATACGGCGCGGAGCAGATCCAGCAGCGACCGCCGAAGTAGGCAATACGGAGCTGTAGTTGCTCGGTGGTAAAGGACACAGTCGGCGCGGCGGCAAGCCGTGCGCGGCGACGTGCCGCGTTACGCGCGGCCATTGCCCTGTAGTAGTCCGGCTTCTTCGCGCGAGCCGCCCTCGCGATGGCTGCGTGCTTCGCAGGGTCTGCGGCAACGCGGGCGCGTTGGGCTTCCGCCAGTCGCGACTGGTTGGCTTCGTAGTACGCGCGCTTGGCCGCCAGCGCTTCAGCCTTGTTTCGCCGTGCCCATTCGCGCGAACGCTGGCGTACCGGCTCCGGATTGGCTGCGTACTTCGCGCGCCTGCGTGCCGCGTCGGTTTCGGCGTTCGCCTCTCGCCACCGTCTGGCGCTGGCCTTCGCACACTCCTTGCACCAAGAGGCGAGACCGTCGGCGCACCTCTTGTTCTTGTGAAAGTCGGCACGCGCTTTGACCCGCCCACATTTCGGACAGGTCTTCGCCTGGATAGGCTCGTTCACGTTGGCACCTCACACCAGGTGTCAGCCGGGCCCGGGGTGTTCGCAGCACCGCCGGGCCGCCCTATGTCGTTGTCGTGGCAGCAACGGTACTGAAGCGCACCGTCACCCACGGGTGTAGTCGAGCCTGCAACGGCAGTTCGCTACCTCTTTGGTGTCGCCCTTGCCGTCGCCCGGCCACCGCAGGCCGTTGCCGAACACGTCGTCGAGAGAGACCTCTTCGCCGTTCAGGGCCTTGTGGGACGCGCGCGGGTTCTTCCCGCCGGTCCGCCACACCTTCTTCACCAGCCCCGACGCGCCAGCAGCGTCATAGCCGCCGAACGACCGGAACTCCGTCGATGCCGTGGTCGCCCGCCGCGCCGCGTCCACCACCCACACCGCGGCGGCGGCCTTGACCGTGCCCGGCACGCCGTCGCCTTCGGCCACAGCCTTCTCCAGCGCGGCGCGGCCGGCTTCGTCGTGCTGGGTGGCGTGGGTCTCGGCGGCGGCCATGATCCAGGCGAGCATCACGTCCGCGTCCCAGCCGTCCGCATCCGGATTGAACTTCTCCAGGACCTGCCACGCGCCGACCTGCGACAACCGGAACCCGTACGCCGCGGCGACCTGCTGAATCACCGCCACCCGGCCCTTAGCGCCGGCATCCCACGCCGCCAAAAGCCCTGCCGTGTCATCGGCACCGGCCAGGCGGCCGATCTCGCGGGCGGAGGCGGCGGCAAGAGCGTCCGCGAACGCATCCCGTTCCTCCTCGAACCCGCCCAGTTCGTCCGGCGGGTCGGCCTTGCGGCCTCGGCGCGGCCTCGCGGCCTTCGGCGGCCTGTCGGCGTCCTCCGACGCCGTGTCCGCGGGTGATGCCAGACCGCCCACCGCGACGTTCATCGGCACCGTCAGGTCGTCGCCGCCGTCGACCTGCGGCAGGTTGAACCTGGCGCGGGTCTCGTTCACCGTCATCCACGGCCGACCTGTCGACTTCGAAGCGGCGTTCGCCTGGTCGTCGAAGCTCCCGCGCATCTTCTCCGCCATGTTGAACTCGACGTACACGTCGTCGGAGTCAGGGAACTCCGGCAGCAGTTGCAGCGCGATGTCCTCAGAGATCGACGTCAGCCACGGCCCGAGCGTGTCCTGGTAGAGCTGCTGGTGCTGCTCTTTGATGTTGGAGAACGTCGCGTGGTCGAGGATCCCGACCATCGGCAGCGGAATGTGGTAGGCCGACGCGACCTCTTCCCGCGTCAGCTTCCGGGCCTCGATGTACTGCGCCTGCGCCGGCGTCATCGCCAACTGCTGGTACTCCATGCCGTCCTCGAGGATCGGCGTGCCGCCCTCCCTGCCGCCCCCGCGCGCATAGGTGCCCCACGACTCCCGGAACCGCTCGAACGCCTCCGGCGACCACTTCGGCGCCTCCGCAGGCCGCTTCAGCACCCCACCGATCCGTGCGCCCGACCGCCACATCTGCTCGCGGTTCTGCGCCGCCTCGAACTCCTCCAGCAGCACCGACCGCAGCGACTCCAACGGCGACGCACCCACCCGGGGGTCGACCGGGTTGTAGCCGTGGAACACGACCACATCGGCTGCGTCCAGTTCCGTATCCGGGCCCGAGGGGTTGTAGACCCGATAGCGCTGCGGCGACAGCCAGTTCCCGCCCTCCGGCTGCACCCGCTCCACCGGCAGCGGCACCAACGCCAGCCGCCCGGCCGCGCGGACCTTCGCCCAGAACGCGATGTCGTAGATCGCCTGATCCGACACCAGCCGCTCGATCAGCCGGTAGCGGGTGATACCCGAGCCCGGCGCCGGATTCGCAAGCAGCACCGCCATCGGATGGTCCGCCAGCCGCTCCCGGTCGGTGTCCGACACCCGGCGAAACGTATGCAGCCCCAACTGGGCGATGTTCCGCGCCAGGAAGCTCACCACCGTGCGCACCTGCGGCTGCCGCCGCCAGATGAACCCGAAGTCCGCGTACGTCGACGCCGACAACTGCATCCCCAGCGGCAGCAGCGGGCCCGGCGTCCACCCGGAAGGGGCTGTACCCGACAGCCCCAGACGGCCATCCGACACGACGAACGCCATCAGCCACCCCCGGGAAGAACCTGGATGAACTCCACCCGGGCGCGTTCGACGACGACTTCGCCGTCCATCGGCATCGGTTCGCGGCCCGCCTCGAGGAGCTCCGCATGGCGGAGCACCAGCAGCGGCCCGCGCTTCGCCCACAGCACCCCGCGGAACGCAGAGGACTCAAGATTCACCACGACCTGCCTGCGCACCGCAGTGCGACGCCACCAGAACACCGGCCACCCCCTGTTCACAGGACCATCAGGCCGTCGTCCTCGTACGCCGACGTCTGCGCCGGCTCGCGGGTCATCGCCTCGGACAGCGCCGTCACCAAAGCCGACACAGCGTCGATCTTGTCGCCGGAGTTCTTCTTGTCCGGCTTCACGTTCCCCGCCGGGTCCATCGCCACGGCCAGGTTGTCGACCTGCCAGCGCACCGCGGCGTCACCGCCGTGCCGAAGCATCGGTCGCTCCGGCGTGCCGAGGCGCACGATCCGCTGCACTTCCTTCAGGGCGGGCGACATCGTGCGGTAGCCCTGCCTCACGCTGACCAGCGGAGCGCCGTCCTCGGTGAGGTCGTTCGTCAACTGGCTCGCGTTCCACGGGTCGTAGCCGATCGAGCGGACGTCCAGGAAGTCCATGTCGCGGACGATCTGCGTGCGGATCCAGTCGTAGTCCGCGACGTTCCCGGGGGTGAGCGTCAGCAGGCCCTCGCGCGCCCACACCGATGCCATCCCTGCCGTGCGCTTGTCGAGATCCGGCAGCCTGGCCTCGGGCACCCATAGGCGCCACAGTGCGTCGAAGCCACCGCGCTCGTCGTCCGGCAGGAGCCAGCACAGCGCGCACAGGTCGGATGTCGATGCCAAGTCCAGACCGCCGTAGGCCTCGCGGCCCGCCATGTCCGCTTCCACGACCATCGACGCGTTCGCGTCCCAGTCGCCCAGGTCGATGTACTTCGTCTCCTGCTTGGTCCGCAGCCCCAAGTGCAGGCGCAGGAAGCGGGACAGGTTCGCGGGCGACTGCTGCGCGGTCACGGCCTCCGCCTGCATGAACGCCATCGTCGGACTGTCTCCGGCCGCCAGCCCCGGGTTCGCCTTCAGCCACGTCTCAGGCGCGAAGGGATCGTCACCCTCGTCGGCGGCGAACACCACGCCGTAGAACGACTCGTCGACCAGCACGCCGCGCGCCAACTGCTCCAGCCGCTCCCTCAACTCCGCGTAGATCGTGCCCGGTGAACCGCTGTCCGCGGTCGTCGCGAACATCACCAGCGGCTGCGCCCGCGCGCCCGTGCCCGTCTGAACCGCATCGATCAGATCCCGCGACTTGTGGACGTGGACCTCGTCGACGAACGCGGCATGCGGCGAAGCGCCGTGGATGGCATCCCCTGCCGCGGACATCACCGCGAAGTACGATCCGCTGCGCTGGTGAATGATCCGGTCCCGAAGCGGGCGCACATGCTCGCGCAGGTCCGGCGCCTGCGTTGCCAACTGCCGAACGGGGTCGAAGCAGAACCGGGCCTGGTCCTTGCGCGACGCCAGCGCGTACACCTGCGCACCGGGTTCGTCATCGGCGCAGGTGAGGTAGATGCACTGCCCGCCGCCAACTGTCGTCTTGGCGTTCTTGCGTGGGATGTCGAGCAGTTGCGTGCGGATGATGCGCCGCGGGATTCCCTCCTCATCCTTGCGGACCCAGCCGTACGTCGGACCGATCAAGTAGGCGACCTGCCAGGATCGCAACGTCAAAGGGCGTCCGGCCCAGCGCCCCTGCGTATGACGAAGGCGCGAGAACGCATCCACGACGCGGTCGACCTTCGCCGGATCGAAGTACGCCCCGGGAGCATCCCGCGGCTCCGGCGTCTTCCACTTCGGCGGACAGTTCGGAAGCTCGTAGCCGCGAGACAGCAGGTAGAACGCGACCTCAGGCGAGAGCTTCAGGTGGTCGAGAGTCGTCTGCGAGGGGAGCTTCATGCGGCCCCCTCCGAGCGTGCGACTCAAGGTAGGAAGCCGCAGCGCGCAGGCGGTCCGAGTCGTCTCGCATCAGGCCGATGGCCGTGTTGCAGTCGCTGCACAGGATGCCCCGCACGCACCGTCCGCAGGTGTTCCGTGATGCAGGGCAGCACTCGTGGTCGTGATCCGTGTGCCAAGTCCGACCCGGCTCGTCGGTGCGGCACACCGCACACCGACCGCCCTGCGAGGCGAGCAGCCTCTCCCAACTGGCGGCATCCATGCCGAAGTGAGCGACCTGCCTACAGCGGATGCACCGATTACTCAGGCCGTGGAAGGCGTTGACGTCGAGGAAGCGCTCACAGCCGTGGCAGTACCTGCGTCCTGCCTCGTCGTACCGGGTCTCGAACCGGGGCCGCAGCGGTTCGTCCGCGCGAACCGATCCTGTTGACTCCAAGCGATCACGGTGCAGTTGGCACAACGCGCGCGCGTAATGGCCGCGCTCACACCCAGGCACTGCGCAACCGGTCCGGTGCTGCTTGACCGGCACGTGCGCCTGCACGTCTCCGGTACGACGGTGGCGCTCGTAGTGCGCGCTGCACCACCCGCCCTTGCGGGTGCGGGCCAGGTTCGGACAGCCCGCAACACCGCAGGCAGGATTGAACAACGTAGGCTGCCGCACGTCGACCTCTCACCAGGTTGGCCATGCCCCGGGGGTGTTAGCGCACCCGCCGGGGTCCTTTGCTACTAGGCAAACGGGTTGCTGGCGCCAGCAGTTCCGCCGTCCGGTGCCGGGATCCTCGCCCGCGATGCGAACGACATGCCCAACTGCTTGGCGAACTCCAGGAAGAGCTGCGACTGCGCCCGCATCTCCGCACCAGCCGGGTTCTTCTTCATCCCGCCGTGCGCCGGGTCCGCGATCACCACCTCGCCGTTCGCCAGCGCATCCGACGCCTTCCGAGCGGCCAGGAAATGCCGCAGCGCCAGCTCGACCGTCGGCCCGTCCGCGCGCGTCAGCAGACCAGCCCGATCCAGCTCCGGCACCAGCGTGTCCCACAGTTCGCACAGCTCCGGGTCATCCGGGAAGCCCGGCGGTCGTTCCGGCGCGCGGGGCTGCACGCGCTCGGCGACCGTGCCAGCTGCCTCGCCGCCAGGCACCGCCTGCAAGTACTTGGGGATCTTGAGCACGCCACGCTGCCCCACGCCGCTCACCCCCACAAAGATCCAAAAGGACCGGCGC